TCTATGCTCTCTATATCAGCGCTTATGCTCTTTGCTGTCTGTTGTAACTTAGATACATTACCCGCCGTGTCTTGTATCTGCGTCTTAACAGGTATAGAAAGCGCGCTCTCGCCTATCGAACCGTCAACTATATTAGTTTCATCTATATTGCTAAAGTGATAGCGTAATTGTTCATTGAGCATGTACACATAGTCTTTTATCTTTTGCAGCTCTCTTTTAATATCCGTGCTGTTCATGCCGCTCATGTCAGGGAATTGCAGGTTAAATGTAGCCACGCCCATCACCCCCAGTCATGCCTAAGAAGTCTATGCTGTACACTTCTATTTCGCTTGTGCCGGATATCCTTATTCGGTAGTGGTCACATCGCCTAGGTCTAACAGGTATCATTAAAGTACCGCGCCTTGAGCTGCCGTAGCCCTCGCTGCCCTGCTTTTCCCATTCGCCTGAGCTATCGTACTCTATAAATAGTTCAATGCGCTGCTCAATTGGTTTAGGCGGTTGCTCGTCAGTGTATTTAGTCTGCCCTGTCTTTATGCGCAGATTAAAACGCTGTGTGTATTTCTGCTCGGGGTTATCCCAACCGAACACGCCGCTTTCGGCTATCCATTCTATAGCTTCATTTTTAACAGTACCCGCCTTGCCGTTCATGGCGTACACAGCGCCGTCTATAATTGCGTATATCTCACCACCGCTGGTGTAGAAGCCTTTTATATCTCCGCTGTCCTCGCTAGTCCACAGCATACGCTTAGTATCAAACACATATATAGTGGCTTGTGTATCCCCCTCAGCTTTAGCGGCAGTGTAATAATAATTGATGTACTGCCCGCTAACTGCGCTGTTAAAGCGTTTATCAGCGAACGCCATTGATACGCTGTAAGGCATGGCTCCGTCATAGCCTACAAATTCACCGTTGCGGTTAAGGTAATATAAGGTTTCGTTTACAATCGCCATTGAACGGTGAGCGCCGTCCTTAACCCCTGCGCATACAGTGTCATTTATCTGAAAGTTCTTAGGTTGATTGCCGTATACCTTGTATATGCAGCTCTCCTTAAAGAACAAGGGATATCCTAAATGATTAACAGCTCCTGTGAAATTGCCGTCCTGCCCTACCCCCGCAGCGTAGCTGTCGGTAGACACGCCCATGAACACGGCGAAGTTCTTGAAATCACCTAGCTTGCTTGCGTATATCTCGTTTACTATGTTACCGTCTGCGCCCTGCTGTCCGTACCTGCAGCCCCATAATCTATTTTGTGATACACATACATAGTCCATGGTAGGTATATCACGCTTAATGGTAACCGTACCGCTTGTTTGCGTGTACACGCTGCGTAGTATGCCTACAACGATAATATAATCATCGCTTGCGCCGTATACTATCTTGCTGCCATTAAGCTCCCCTAGCTCGCTCGCAAGCCTAGGGTCTNTACCACTGGCAGCAGCAACGCCGCTAATCTTTACGCCGTCATATTCTTTTAAGCCTGCGCCTATGCCTGTTGCCTTTATTTTGGTATATACGGTTGGTATCTGCGCCCATGCTCCGCTTAGCTCGCTGTACTGCATTAATATGTCTGTATCACCGCTTGTGTTAATCCAGTAGTCGCCGTTAGCGGGGTTATCAGGTGCGGAAGCGGACACAGTCATGTTTTCGGTTGAATAATCAACCCCATCACGCCTAGACAGTAGGTACTGCACGCTGCCTGTGCTTGCGTTGCTTACAGCCATTGTACCCTTATCAGCGGGGTTTATTGTGTTGTAGTAAAGGTTATCCGGTGTAACTAAAAGATACGCTCCAAAAGCGGTAATTTGCGTATTCGCTTGCACATTAATAGTAGGCAGCCCGTCTATAGCTTGCCCGTTATAGTACAGCTTGCCGTTGTCTATCCAAGCGACACCGCTATTGTTGCCGCCTATAACAGCTCCGTCCGTTAGAGTTGCTATCTTACCCCTTAACTTACGCACGCTCATGTTAGGGTATTTATCAAGGCTAATGTTTACTAGCCTAAAAAACTCACCCTGTCTTGTCTTAGGCGATAAGTTAAGTCCTCTAAACTCAAATGTACCCTCGTGTCTTTTATTTACACCACTTAGCATGGGATAGCGCATTGTCTTATACCTCGAATGGGTTTAAGTCGCTAGGTATTGCGCTTTGCTTTGTGCCATTAATAGCCCAGTGCGTTTGTTTGCTCACCGGCATATGCGTGCGGTTGAAATACTTAGCGTAGTCATTCCTTGCTTCGTTGTATAGCATTGCGCTGTTGTTGTACTTGTCTATTTCTAGGTTGTAATAATCAATTTTCATCTCAAGGTAAAACTGATACAACCTGTCATAAGGTGGCGGCACTAACATAAACGTTTCGGTTTCCGTGTCGTATGTATGCCCCTTAAAAGCGCCGTAAAATTCCGCTTCCTCAGCGCTTAACTCATGCCCTGCAACTATATCAAACAATATTGTCCTGTCGCACTCATCAAGCCATTCTATTAGCTCATCAGGCATATAGTTGCTTGGTTTTAAGTCCATTACCTTTTGCCTGTAATGCTGCGGCGTTTTCCTTGCTGTCAGCCTTGTCATTCAATCACTCCTTTGCTTGGAGAATAGAGGGGGGATTGCCCCCTCTTATGTCTTATAGTTCCTGCGGTCCTCTATCTCTAGTGTCCGCTTCGCCTCTGTAGTTGCTCTCCAATTCCTCAGCTTTGAGCATACGCTCAAGCACTTCATACACGGGCAGAGGTACATCAACCTCTTTACCCCTCGGCACTTGGAAATCCCTGTCGTTTATTGATACAGCTATAAAGTTCTGCTCGCCCGATAAAGCGCGTGGTAGTCTTATTGTCCTTTTAATATCCCACGGGTCAGTGGGTACTTCCACTACTGGTGTTTCCTCTACTTTAGTTTCCTTGGTTGCCTTCTTTGCTTCGCTCATTAACTATCTCCTTTACTTAATGTGGTTATGCCCCGTATCTTTTTAGGTACGGGGCTGTCATGCCTTACTAGGCGTTAATTGTTATGTTGTCCTTGTCAGTGCCAGAGTAGCTGGAGCAGCACTCAATTGTTACCATTCTTTCAGGGTAAATCAGCTTAGTTGCTGTCTCAAACTTACCGCCCACAGTGCTAAACTGCTCAAGCGGTCCGCCTATCTGCTGGCGGCTCTTGAATATGGTTTCTACCTGCGCGCCGTCAGGGTCTACCACTGCGAAAGCGTCCTTGCCAAAGAACATGGTCGGATAAACCGCCCCGCCCTTCTTGGCAGCTTCGCCTGGGTATATCACTGTGTNAGCCGCTACCGTTGTAACCGCTGTACCTACAGTAAGTGTAGCGCTGCCTGCCGTGCCTGATGTTNCAGAGGATATTGTATTAGCACTGTCGCCTATAAATATCTTGCGTCCCGCAAGCGCCGTTGCTTCGTCAGAGCTTATCGCTTCCGTGACCGCTACTGTGGTTGTAGATGAGCTAATAGCCGTCTTTACGGTCAGAGTATCAGCTGCTGCTATCAGCCCAGCAGCGCGTATTACAGGCGCAAGCGTGGAGCGTATGAAGCGTACGCCGTTAAGCTGTCCTACTTCGCCGTTGAATATCTCCTCAACAGCAGCGTACTTGTGTACATCTATCCACTCTGGATGTCTGCGTAGGTCGTATATTACGCTTGGGTGCGCTACTGCTACATATGTACTGCCCTCATAGTAGGGTGTGTTGGTTTTCTCAAGGCGTGTTACCGCCTTGGCTATCATGTCAGGTGATAGCCCGCAGAAGGTTGCCGCGTCAAATGACAACGCGGTTCTGGTAGCCGGAGACGACACAAAAGCGTAATCGTTTGTCTTATCTACCGCGTCAGCGTAGATTACATGCCCGCCTGTAAGCAGCGTGTTGCGAACTAGCTTGTCATATGTGCGGGTAAGGGAAGCGCCTATCTCCTCAGTCGCTCCCACTATTACTGGGTCAATAGCGTGCAGGTCTAAAAGGTCAGACACCGCTACATATATACCGTGCTGTGTCAGGGCTACGGTCATGCTGCTTTGTCCGAACTTCTTACCTGTCGGGATTACGCCCTCTGTCAGCTGCGCCGCGTCGGGCAGTGTGTTCCACTTTCTCCATTCAACAGTGCGTCCGCGCCCTGCCGGCAGCGCTTCCTTCTTGCCTAGCTGTGCGAACACAGCCTTTTCCCTTATGTTAGTTAAAAGTAATGTGTCATAATACGTTTTCATCGTAGATGTAAGCGTATTAGTAGTATCAAATGCTGTCACATCGCCTGTATAGGCGTTTACATATTGACTAGATGTGCTTACTAAAGTTCCTGCGTCAGCCATGCTTTAATCACTCCTTATAATTTTTTTTGATTAATTAATTGATTGGTGTGTTCCCTAAGCATGGCGGGGTATCAGTCAGTTAAAACCTGATTTTCTTGCCCCTCTTGGCTTCCTCTGCCATTTGTTTTATGACATCCGCGCCCCATTGCTTAGGGTCATCGGATAGCTGTATAGCACCGCCTGCGCTTCGTAAGCCGTTCTCTGCCGGTCTGTTAGCCCCTGCTTGGACTGCGTCCGCAACCTGCTTTTGCCCCTGCTGCACACTGTATTGCATTAGACTGCCTATGATTTCATCTTTGTGTATCACCATGTATGCGTCCTCTACACTTAGCCGCACCTCTGGAGATGTAAGCCTTGCAAAGTAAGGGTTTTGTAGCTCAGTGTTAAGGTCAAATTCGGGGAATGTTTCCTTAAGTTTCTCGCCTTGAGCGGCTAGCCCTTCAAGGTGTTGGTTGAATTGGCGTTCCATGTCAGCGTACCTGCGCTGCTGTTCTAACATTTGCGCCTGTTGCTTTATTTTTTGAAACTCTTTCTCAACCTCAACGGGTATACCTTTCTCATAGGCTGCTTGCTCATAGAGTGAGTTGTCATCGGTTATCTTGGCAGTTAAGCCCTCGATATCCCCCGCCTCTACTCCATGCTTCTTGTACAGTGCGTCCAGTGCTGGCTGTAGCTTGCCTAGAGCTTCTTCCGCTCCCTTGGCGTTCTTTAGCCTGTTTTGGATAATGCCCTGTACCTTTGCCCCGAACTCGTCCTTGTATTCACCGCTTATTAGCTCGTCAAAGCTGGGTCTTTGCGCTGCTGGTGTGTCAGCTATCTCTTGTGCCTTAGCCTCGGCGACAGGCTCCCCTTGCGGTGCGCTTGCTGGCAGCTCATACTCAATCCTTGGCTTGCCTCGCTTTGCGCTCCTCTGCCTTAACTCGTCCAATGCGGCGACCACTGCACTATCGTCTTTTACGCCCGTAGCTCCCTGCTCCTGTGGTGTACCTGCTGGGCTTGCGCCTGCCCCGCCATCGCCACCATCAGCAAAGAGCTGTAAATTTAAATCGAACATTTAAGTCCCCTTTCTGCCCTTAAGTGGGCGAACCTTACCATCTGTATAGCATATAAAAAAACGAAATGAGAGCCCCCTATCAAGGAGGCTCCCTACCGTCTGTATATCGGCTTGTATACGCTTACTCAGGCTGTGAGCTTGCTTGCGTTCTGGCTCGTGCGTCAGCCACCCCTTTAGCTTCGCCTTGCGTGCCGTAAACGCTGCCTAGCTTGCCCTCCCAAGCGCCCATTCCCTCAGCGGGCAAGGAGAAGTAACCCGCTTGAGCTTGAGGAACAAAGCCCCTTTGCACATACAATGTTTGCCTTTCTGTTATCTTTTTAACTATTTCATCTTTCCCTGGGAAGTCCATCATTTCTAACATCATCAGCGCCTGTTCAGCTAGTGCGGGGTTAGGATTGAACACGCCCATGCTGAATAGCTGTACCGCTAGTTCGTTTTGGCTCAATCTACTATATGTAGTCTGCTTCTGCGCGCGTACCTCTATGTCAAACACACTCTTTTTAATGCCAAGCTCTGCGCCCGAAAGCTCGTCATGTATAGGCGTACCCCTTAAGCCGCTGTTAAGGTATGTTATGTACTCATAAGCTCCCTCTGCGCCTATTATCCTAAACACCCTAGGTGCATTGTAGAACTGCCGTATACGCTCTATCACCATCTGTATCATGTCGGCATACGCCCTATAGCTTGCCTTAATAGCGCTCTTGCTGCTGCGCCCTGCGCTCTCCTGCAACGCAGCTATGGCACTTGCAGCTGTAACTCCTCTTATACTTCCCCCGTTTATAACATCTAGGTTGCCAGTGGTATACTTCATCTGCTCTATGAGCTGCTGATACATCTCTATGTACTGCGCCCCAAGCGGGGTAGTTTGCAGTGGTTTATAATTGCTATCGTCCATGCTGCCCTCAACATGCACTATGCTCTTGGTATAGTCAAGATACTCCTGCTCATTTATGCCAGTGTCCCTGCTTGCTAGGCTCCGCGGGCTAGCCCCAAACAAAGCGTTTTTAATCAGCGCCTGCCCTAACAAGTCTATCTGCTCTTGCGGTGATTTACCTATGTCAATATATCCATAGCCGCATATACTACCCTCAACCGGGAACAGCCTGTCAAATATAAAAGGGTACTTAGCGTCAATGTACCAGCCGTCCACCATTGCGGGGTCGTCCTCGCTAGCGTATACAACTGTTCGTCCTATCAGCTTACAGTAGTGCAGAACATCACGCATACCGTTGCGCTTTTTGTAATACCAGTCTATAACGAGCGTCTTGTTATCTTTCGGCACGCTGTCATCATAGATGTACTCCGCTAACTGTATACCTGCCTCACCGCCTAAGCCCCCGCCCTTCGCCGCTTCCTCAAGGTGCGGGTATACTTCCTTAAGCCTTTCATTATCCCACGCTTCAACATGAAATACATGCTTGCTCTCTTGTATGTCGCTTATGCCTGGCTCCCAGAAGAGATTAAGCACATCTACCTTGCGGATAGATATATCCCCCAAGCCGTTTAGCTTGCTACCGTCCCAGTACACGCCGTATACCGCCGTGCCGCTTTTGTTTTTAGTCCAACAGCCACTACTATATGTAGCTTCAAAGCCGTTTTGCTCTAGTATCAGCGGTATAATGTCAGTCAGCACTTCCGCTTCGCCTTCATCCCCCTGCTCCCGCGGCAGTATCATAGGCTCCGGATAAGCCTCTATGCTGTCAGCTTGCTTACCCATCACCACATTAAAAAGCCAAGCGCTCTTGGGTTGTATGTCGTGCAGATTGCCCTTATGCGTCATACTATCCCAATGCCGCAGCTTCCACCATCGCTCACTGTCAATTATACGCCGCTCAAGGTTAATCTTGCCTGCCTTGTACTCCCTTAATGTCTGATACGCCTTGCTTATGCGCTCGTCAGTGATAGCGCTGCCGCCTGGCGCCCTTGCTTCGGGCTTCCTGTCGCTAAATAACTTATCAAATATCGCCATTTTATTTACTCCCCCCCTTTATCTTAATTGATAGAGCGATACCGCCCTATATCTTGCTTGTTATATTGGTCAAGCGGGTCAAAGAACAGCTTGTACTGCTTGTATTCCTCCGGTTCCTTTTTAATCATCGGCTTAATCGGTCTGTGCATACACATGTATCTCATTTCATCACATGCGTGGTCTTCAAGATTGTCGTCCAAGTCCTCTGGTTTCTTGTCGCTAAATATCATAAGCGGCATAGTGCGTATTAATTGCTTGCAGTTGCTAAATATATACATGCGCGGATAGCCCTCGTCATCAAACTGTAGCCTATACCTTACCTGCATCCACCCTGGGATTCTGCTGTTATCAGCCTTCCGGAAGCGTACACCATGCTTGATAGCCTCGTCATAAATGCTTATGCCTGTGCTTTCCTTTTGCCATATTGCGGGGTCTGCAATGCCTATAATATGCTTGCCCTTAAGCCAGTCATGCTCCCGCTCTATGCGCGCTATCTCGCTAAATATCTGCTGGTTTGTCCACTTTATACCCTCGTCAGCCTCGTTACCCACGCCGTACAGCTCAAGTATGCGGTATAAAACACCCTCATAGTCAACCGCCCACCAGCCAACGCTAAAGGGTCTTGAGTACCCCCAGTCAAAGGTTCGGTATATAGTCCATGCGGCAGGTATATCAAATGGCGCTATAACATGCGTGTACTGCCTGTCATTATAATGCTCCCTATCGTTTACAAACTCCTCAAAGAAAGCTCCCTCGAATATATCCCAATCGCCATATAGCCACGCACGCCGTCTGTGATAGGGTAGTGCCTCTAGCTGCGCGATGTAGTCAGGCTGCGCCGCAAGCAGGGCAGGATTATCTCGTACGGTAGCCGGTATAAATACATAGTCATCCGGTCTTTCAGCGCTTTTGTAATTACAATCAATAAATAACCGCTTTATATAGGCATGTCCCACGCCGCCAGGGTTGCACGGGTAATATATCCGCTTCGGAAAATCATTAACGCCACGCAGGCAGGCGGGGAATATCTGTAGCCACTCCTCTTTAAGCTGTGTCGCCTCGTCTATAAAGATAATATCGTACTCTGCGCCTTGGTACTGGAGTACATCACCATCATTAGCGCAGTAGCCAAAGGTGATAGTGCTGCCGTTAGGGAATGTGAACCGCTTATCACTGGCGTTATAAGTCGCTATATCCTTAAGCTCTATCCGCAGTATATCTATATGGTTGTTGCGTAGCTCCGGAAAGGTACGCCTGATAATCAATATTTTAATACCTGCATAATAAAGCGCTAAAAGCTTAGCCTTATACCTAACCGCCCAGCTCTTACCGCCACCACGAGCGCCGCCATAAGCAATGTACTTGTTTTTAGCCTTTAAAAAATCTATCTGCTTTGGCTGTGGTTTGCCTAAGTCCAGCGTCAAAACATTTTCAGCAGCAACAGCCGTCATTCTGCCAGCTCCTTTACTTCATCGCTCATGATAATTCGCAGAGCCTTGCCACCTTCCGCTGTTTCGCGCTCCGCTTTTTCTTTTTCAAGGCGCAGTTTCTCACGCTCAATGCTCAGCCTTTCGCTTTCAGCTTCTGTTATCGCTCTACCGCAGCCATAATCAAGGAATATCTTTACTATATCTATTTTGTTACTGTCATTTGTGTTATCATTCAAAAGCATTTTATAAAGTATCTCTATACCCTTAAGCCCATACTCTTGACATTTATTCCGGAAGGTGGTGCGGGCTACGCTACTTTTAGCCGCAGTGTTGCCCTTAACAAAGCGACCCTTACTATCCCTTTGCCGCTTAGGTTTGCTTTCCGTACCTGTCCGTACATCGGTATGGTTATTTTTGCTCGGCACATCTACACCTCCCTATCGTCAACCTACCATATAAAGCGGGAGATTTAGAGCCCCCAAGCGGGAGCCGTAATAAAAAATCTTACAAAATTTAAATTGTTTTTATAATGTTTTTTTATTGTATTTTAAGCGCAAATCCCCAAACCCCTTGATATATATAGCTTTTTCGGCTTAAAACTTTTTTGAGAAAAGTGTTGACATATCCAATCGGCTATGGTATAATACAAACAAGATAAAGGGGCTAACCC